CTCTTCAATTTTGGTAGGATGTCCAAGGAAGATAAACTTGAGCATATTGAAATCTTAACAAACTTGCTAGAAAAGCAAAGAGTGATGTATACTAGGTTGTCCCTTTCAGACGATCCTCAAGCGGTCGAAATGAAAGAGAACCTTCGTAAGTCGGTTGCGATGATGGGTTTTCCGCCCGAAACCGATATGAGTATGCTATTCAATAGTATGAATGCAACCATCGAGGCACTTCGCAAATACGTTGACGCCTGACGAATCTCTTGCTATACTATCCAAGCAAATCTCCCAAAATCCAAACTAATCCGAGGTAATCCTAATGTCCTTTGCAGACCTTAAGAAGCAATCTAAACTGGGCTCCCTGACCCAAAAACTGGTCAAGGAAGTCGAAAAAATGAACAACAACGGTGGCGGTTCCGCTGATGACCGTTTCTGGAAACTGGAGTGTGATAAGAGCGGCAATGGTTATGCCGTTATCCGTTTCCTTCCCGCCCCCGATGGAGAAGATCTCCCCTTCGTGAAACTGTACTCCCACGCCTTCCAAGGTCCTGGTGGTTGGTACATTGAGAATTCTCTGACCACTCTGGGTCAAAAGGATCCTGTGTCTGAATACAACTCTATGCTGTGGAATAACGGCACTGACGCAGGTAAGGACGCTGCCCGTAAGCAGAAGCGTAAACTGACTTACATCAGCAATATCTACGTGGTCAAGGATCCTGCCAATCCCCAGAATGAAGGTCGCGTTATGCTGTACAAGTACGGTAAGAAGATCTTTGATAAACTCACTGCTGCAATGCAACCCGAGTTTGAGGATGAGGAAGCAATCGATCCGTTTGACTTCTGGCAAGGTGCCAACTTCAAACTAAAGGCAAAGAACGTTGCTGGTTATCGCAACTACGACTCCAGTGAGTTTGCACGCCCCGATGCACTGCTGGACGATGATGACGCAATGGAAGCAATCTGGAAGAAGCAATCCTCTCTTTCAGAATTCACTGCTCCCGATCAGTTCAAGGACTATGACTCTCTGAAGAAGCGCCTGGACTATGTTCTGGGTAACAAGGGTACTCCTCGCTTCCAAGACGAAGAATCCGTTATGGAAGAGCGCCAGTTTGAAGCAGAGCGTCGTGGTACCGCTCCCGCAGTGACTTCTACCCCTGGTGACTTTGACGCAGAAAACCTTGTCACTTCTAGTTCTTCTTCTAGTGATAGTGATGATGAAGATGACGCCCTGTCCTATTTTGCCCGTCTTGCTGAAGAGTGAAGTATAATCAGATCTGCCTCACTCTTTTGGTGGTGGCAGCATACGTTAATCTTTTATTGAAGTGAAATCTAATTACACAATAGACCGTGTAACTAAATCCGATGCCGCAGATTTACTTCTGCGGTATCATTATTTGAAAGATATCTCCAAAGGATTTAAGTCGGGTTATAATTATGGTCTATTCAAAGGCAATGATTTTTGCCCACTAAACATTGGTGGTATTCAGGGAGTCTGTATTTTTACAGGTCTCCCTGTTCCTGAAATTGCAAAAGGTGCCTTCGGTTTAGAACGTCATGAACAAGAGGGGTTGTTTGAATTATCACGACTTTGCATACGCCCTGATACTCAGCAAACAGAATATAATATTACTTCCTGGTTCGTTGCCAGGTGCATCAAAAGACTCCGAAAAGAAACTAAAGTCCGAGCAATCATTTCTTACGCTGATAGCGAGTATCACAATGGCACAATTTATCGTGCTTGCAACTTTCGCTACTGTGGTCTATCAGACAGAAAGAAAGATTTCTACTTTGCAGACGGAACTAAACACTCAAGAGGAAGTATCAAAGGAGAAAAGGGTGAGTGGAAAGATCGGACACAAAAACACAGATATGTAATGGTTTTTGATAAGAGTTTAGATCTCTTATGGTCCGATCAAACGTGAGTTGTCTGTTAATAACAGTCTACTATTGATAGTTCTAGAACTTTCTTCATAATACATTAAGTTTCTCATATCATTCAAGAACTGTTGAAGGTATCCTGGTTTCATTAATTCAATCTCTCTTTTCTCCTCATTTTTTATAGTTTCATACTCATAATTACTGACTCCTGTTACAGGATTGATATCACCAGAAACAGTTTTATAATCAACATTATCAGACTGTGGTCTTACACCAACATAAAAATTTGCTGCTGTAGAAGCATCATAAGGAGGTTTAATAGTAAAGTTTTGATTTACAACTTGTCCAGCAGGTAAGATTAATCTTCCCTTGGCATCTCTAACTTCAATGGTCTCATAGTGATGAATGTTATTCATTTCTGTGAGACCATATTTGTTTTCAACATACTTGTAAAGATCGTAGTTTGAAAGTGGCCATTCGTCTTTGATATTTGTGATACCAGCAGTAAGAACTACAATCCAATCAAGATCAGATTGCCCATAAAATAGTTCCGCAACAGTATCTGGTCTTTGAGTGTCGAGAATCGTATACTTATCAAAGAATGATGCTTTATCTATTAGCCAGTCTTGAAGTTTGACTCTACGGAATAAGTTTTTAACTCTTACATATTCTCGCGAAGAAGTTTTATGTAAAAGGTTTGACTGATATAAAAGATCAGGAAGTTCTCTGAAATAAGACATTAGTAACCAACTCCGAAGTTTGCAGGGTCATTACCAGGTGCAAAAGGTCCAGTATATTTTTCATCATAATCTTCAGCATAAATTGGATTAATTTCTTTAAATGCACATTGAACTTGCATATGAACTGGAGTTCCATCTGCATAAGTTGCATATGTTCCAGACGCTGTATAATTTATTGCCATATCAGTCAAAGAACACAACTTAAATTTATTCAAGAATGGATGTGCCTGTTGACCTGTAATATATTCTAACTGGAATACTTTAGGTGCTTGAATGAATAATGCATTGCCTTTTTTTGGAACCATTGCAGACTTAAGTGCTCTGATAATCATCATCACTTCTTTTGCTTCTGTTTGATCTCTTGGAGCAAAATCAAACACAAAAGGAAATGTTCTTAAAGTTACTCCACTAAAAAGAAGTTCAAGATTTGATTGAAGAATTTGACCCGAAGTTCTTGAAATTAGAGAACTAGGACTAACATTTTGACCAAGTTGATTTAATGCAAGACTACTAAAAATTGATCTAACTCCCTTTTTAGTTCCTTCATCTAGACCCGTAACATTACCCTTAAATAATGCATCTATAATAGATGCTCCATCTGATACTGCCTGACCAGGATTTTTCATTAGTGCTTCAACAGCAGTTAAACCACCAGATTGTAAAGGACTTAAAGTATCCTCACCATATGATACTGATAGATTATCTGATATCTGTTGAGGTATTGGTAGATAGATGTGCTGAATATTTGTTTTCTTTGTTTTGTCTTTTTGTTGAGGCATTCCATTATTTTGCACATAATCACTAAATGAATTTATTCCACCAAGTGTTATTTTATCAATTTTAGTTTTGCCTTTATTTGGACCTTCTTCCGTTATTTGTTTTGTTGTTACTGTGTTGTTTATACCAAATATTTCAGATGTTCGGACTTGATCAAAAATCGAAATAAACAGAGCATCTGTTGTATCCGATAATGCTTCTCTAGGATACCTATAAACCTCTGGTCCTTCTTGTTGCGAAAGAGGATTGGACTTTGTATTACCACCAGAGGTCTCTTTTGATTTGGCAGCATCCTGTGCCTTCTTTGCAGCAGGTCTTACCCTATCAAACCTAGGGTCATAATTACCTCTAGCATTAATATCTCTATCTCTAATATCAGCCATTTAGACTTTTTTTAGTTATTTAGCTACCTACTTTGAAATCCCTTATAGGTAACATCATAACGTCTCTTAATTCTGAAGGGTAGATTTCGTAAATTCCATCAGAAATAACTTCACTTGCAAGATAGTTTCTTATCGACTGACCACGACCCAACCAGTGAAAGTTTTGTGCCACCCACCCGTTGTCTGATAAGTTACGCATTTGGACAACAGGATTTCTGTCGTATCTTAAACCAGGAGTAATAGCAACATACTTATAGACGTATAA